ATTCTGAGAAAAAAAATAAATCTCTACAAGAATATATTAAAATTCTTGTTCTCTTGTCCTAAACATATATACACTTGGTTTATTTGATTTGATATTGACATATAGCCATTATTGTTTGTTAAAATTTAATGTTTCAAAAAAAAATCTTGTCCTAAATTATTATTTACATAAATAGTTGACTGATAAGACAATTACCACTATTATAACTATCTAAATTATCATCGTTATTAAATGCTTCTAATATATCATCATCTTCGTCTTCACTTGCTGTTGAATTATCTTCATTTGTTGTTGTATTAGATTTTGATTCTTCTATAATTAACTTTACCTCTTCTATAATTGGTTTTGATTCTTCTACAGCATCATCTTCATATTCTATTTTGATATTTAATTTCTTGAATGCTTTCTTTACTTTTTGTGGCTTCTCTTCATCATCATCTGGTCTGATCAATTCTTTCATTATTAGTTTAGCCCTAACTTCTTTTAAGTCTCCTAAGTATAGATATGATTGTCCTCCCATTTTTTTCTTTTCAATACCAACTTCTAAATCTTTTAATAAGTTTGTTAATTTTGGATTTGTTACAATCTGTTCTTTTCTAATCCCTGCTTTTTCTGCAAATTGTAAATAATGACCATACATGGATGCTGATGGGATAACTTCATCTGTATAATTCTGAGTCATAAAGTATTCTAAGAATAATACTTCCATTGGTATAAACTGTGCACACATTTCAATATAGCCCTGTGTCAATATAGGTTTCCATTTAATATTGGATATATCTCTTGTGCTAAGAAATTCATATAGTACTGGTATAAATGTAGCACTATTAAATAGTTCAATCCTTTCAGCCCAAAATTCATCATCCATATCTGTATACTTATCAGTTGCTTGGAATACTTGAAATCTTCTATTGCCAGTTTTTACATCCATAGGGATTGGATTTGGTTTCTGACTAAATATTAGTAGTCTTGCAATATTTCTAACAGTAATTCTTTTTTCGTGTTTCTCATTTAATGATATTGTATCTTCTGTGATAAATGTCTTAATTCTGCCCTCATAGTCAAAACTGTTTTTATTCATTTGACATTCATTTAGATTTACTAATATCTTCTGAAAGAAACCATTTGCATGATCTCCCATAAAATCATCAATATTTGAAGATGTGATAAAATAATCATTTAGCATTTTGGCAATTGGCTCAAGTGTAACATTCTTTCCAACACCTTGCAGTGATTTAATAATAAATGCCATTGGAACTTTATCATTTGGCTTCTGGATCATATGTGCAAGAAAATCTAAGTATGCATCTGTCTGAATTTGAACTCCTCCACATAATTCATGAACTACTTCTAACCAAGGTTCTAATATTGCAGTTTTTGTAGACTTGGATAATTTTCGCTCGCTTGGTCTGCATTTTTCTGAGTAACCTCTAAATGTATTAAAGTATTCATTATCAATTTCATTCCAATATCCTAAGCCTTCCATAATTGTATTCTTTGGGTCAAACACATATTGATCATATTCTCTAATATCTTCCCTCTTCATCCAATATGGTATAAATGGTGTTTTCTCTAAAACTTCTACCTTACTTTTTTTACCACCTTGTTCTACTATGATATCTACAAATAAATTTTGATAACAATCTTTGAACCCTTGTGTTGTATATGGTGTAATATTATTTTTAGATGATAACCTATCAAACTTTTGGTAAATATATCTAACTTCTGGCATCTTTATCTTGCAATGGAATATTTCAAAATATCTTTTCTTTTCTGCAAATGTAGTAAACTCGTTAAATCGCTTTGTGTCAAATCTAAGAAAGTCGTCCATATTAATAACAACGGTCTTTGTTGGCATTGGGTTCTTATCAAATTCTTTAATTTCATACTTTACAGTAATTCCTAATTGCTGTTCAATTCTAGAATGAACCACTGGCAAAATTTCCTTTATTGTTAATCCAGTTTTTTCATATACTTCATCAAAATTAATTGTTGCACCATCGTGTTGTAAATAAGCCTCATCTGGCATACCACATCCTGTTAATAATATATTTAAGCATTCAAATTCTGTATCTTGATATAATGCAGAAATTGCAATTCCATATTTATTACCGTCGTAAGTTTGCCAATCGTTATCTGGCTTATTTGCAATAAATTTATCTTCAACTGATCTGTACTTTAAAATATACTTTTCGCCAATCAAAATACATTCTGCTATAATACCATCTAAAATTGGTAATGTTTTATACCTACCTTCTATGGTTTTGCAATTAACAATTTTATGGGCATTAATCCAAGTACTAACAGACCCGCCATATGATAATACAATAAATAAGTTTTTGGCAAGACATCTATCTACGGTAAATATACCCATAACTAATTCTAACTGTTCTTCTCTTTTATCTAAATATAATTTCATATATTTTAAATCAGATTCCTTGAGGCCTAATTTTAGCCCAACCTGATACATAATATTAAATCCACCATTAACCATATCTATATCTAATAAACCAATTGAATTTGGATTAATCTTTTTTAATGCGATATTTCTTCTCATAAATACAAGGGCTTTAACTCTACTACAAAGTTTGCCTAATGATCTGGATGACCAACCTCTACCATAATCTTTACCCTTACCATATTTATGAGATGTCTTTTTACTTGAATCTCTATCAAAGAATGTAATTAAATCTCTTATTGCTTTTACTTCACTTGGCCACAACCAACCATTTTCTTTATCCGCTTCTAAGATTTCCTCCAAGTCTTTTACGGCACAGTACTCTATAAAGTTACGGCCAATAATAATTCTTTCTCTTGCTTCAAGTTTGAAATTCATTTTTGATAATTTGAAAATGTTTTTTTATATATTAATATATTTTCAATTGTTTAATATAAAAATTTTGTTATATATATTATAGTAAATATAAAAAAAAAATAAATAATTAATTGCAGATCTATTTTTCTTCTTTAAAAAATTTCCACCATAATTTTATTTCTGGGTCATATCTCCAGCCATCATCTTTTGCAAATTGTCTATCGCAGTATTCAAACTTTTCCCATTTCTTAATTTGACCGATTCTTTTCTTTGGTGGCCTGCCTTTATTTGTTAATGGGTTTGTATATAAGTATGAAAACTTTCGCATTATATATCTCGCCTCTTCTTCCGTGTGAGATTGTTTCAACTCTCTTAAACATGATTCAAAATATTCTTCGTCGTTCATTTTAAAAATAATAAATTTTGTTTATGTATATTATACAAAATATAAAACAAAAAAAAATAATTAATTATAATTATTCAAATGGGTGTTTATCATCTTCAATTATATGACATAATATTTTTCTTTCAGGTATAACTTTATTTATATTACATTCATCGCAACAATCCCCATCTTTTGCCAATGGGTCTGGATTATTTCCTTCATTCATTAGAACTGAATTGCATAATACACATTTATTTTCTATCTTAACCACTGGCTCTACTTCAAATGCCTCTCCGTAAAATGGCAACTGTTTTAATTCTTTAATTGTTTGCCTATATCGCTTTTGGTATTCTTGTTGATAGCCTTTAATGGTTTCTTTATTGGCTTCATAAAATACTCTTCGCCGTTTTAATACCTCATCTTTATTTTTATAATAATATTCTAATGCTTGCTTTCTTGACATTTCTTTTGGATATTCTTTCTGTCTATATTTATTAACGGCTCTTATTATTGAGTCTGGAGTTTTACGGCTCTTATTTGGATTTTTTGGAGGTGGTACTGGATCATATTCTTTCTTCGGTACTGGCTCATGCACTTTTTGACAACATTCACAAATTTTTTTATGTCTTCCCATTTTGAAAATATTTTTTGTTTTTTGGTAAAGCTTTTTTTAAAAGGTTGTATATATAACAAAATATACTTTATAAAAAATAAATTATTTATATAAATAAATTTATTATTTCTATATTGATTATTGTTTCTAATGTTTAATATGATTTTCTTGGCCTGCCTCTTCTTTTTAGCCCCATACCAGCAGTTGCAACTGTAGATGCTGCATTTCCTGCATTACTTGCTCCAGATAAATAATTACCAACACTTTGAGCCCCTTGATATCCAGCATATGCCATTTTCGCAGCATCAATTGCTTGACCTGTAATTGCCAACCATTTATCAGCATCTGGATTGCCTTGTGCATCAGCCAAACCCAATGACATAATATAATCAGATAGCATCTCCCCCAACCGTTTTCCAGCCATTTGCCCTAAGGCAGAGGCAACAGGGATTAACTCAGGTGATAACATTCCTGCGGCCAATGCATCGGCTAATATTCCGCCTAATTGTTCGCCCACTAATGGTATACCTTTCTTAACTGCAAATTTAGCAACACTAATAGCAATTGCTTTCATTGCATCTTTATTATCTTTGAGCCAATTAATTGCGGTCTCTCCATATTTCTTTACAAAATTAACTCCAGTCATAACACCTTCAGATACTTTATTTGATGCATCTTTTACAAATGCTTTTAGTAAATCCCATTTTTGGTTTGCAGTTACTTCAACATTATTTGCCAATTTCATTATAGTATCCTTTCCAACTTTAATTCCATTATTAACATCAGAAATAACTTTGTTGGCTTGGTCTCTTATTTGTTGTGTTATTTGGTTTGCTGTTCCTGTAATTTTATTACCAAATCCATCAAATGCAGTCTTAATTTGATTTCCTGCATTTTGAATTCCTTGATTAATTTGGTCATTATATCCACCAGTAAAAAATTTATTCGCACCTTGGATAAAATCATCCCAGCCTTTACCTTCTTTAATTAGATGATCATTAATAGTTTTGTAATGGTGTTTTGCCGCTTTGCTTTTTAATGCCCCTCCGTGTGTAATGCCATGATGTCTTGCCCAGCCTTGAGCAAAATCTTTAAATGTAAGTCGTTGATGCTTTGCTAATTTTCCGCCAGTAATTGGAACAATATTTGTTGCAACTAATCCTTTTTTTGCTCTTTTATGTTTAGTCATTAAAGCAATTGCAGAATCTAAATATTCATCATTAACTCCTCCACCTTGTTGCAGTACATTAAATCTCGCTCCAATATCTGTGATGGTATTTGATGCTTTTCTTAAAAATGAATTCTCGCCAAAAAGAGATTTTGTATCTTGTTTAACAAATTCATAATCCTGTGTATTGCCAACACCACTTGCCTGTAAAACATTTAATATGAAATTCTGGCAATTGTTATCTCTGGCTGAGTATGGATAAAATTTACCACCCATTGCATTGTGTGCATTTTCATACAATTGATTTAAAGTTATAGATTTTCCATTTAAAGGTGTGGGTGTTGATTCCTCATCTTTTACTGGCTTAGGATTAACAGTCATACTGACTCGTTCAACTTTTTCGAGTGATACTCGTGTTCCGCTTTGTAAAGTAATAACAATCTTTAAATGAAATAATTTATCGTATGGTGCATTCTGTAAATTCTTACCAAACTCTCCCATACTTGCAATACTCAATGCACCAGTTAATGCTTTACCAACTGGATTTCTAACAATATCAATCCCTGTAATTAATTCATCGCCGTATTGTTCTAATATCTTTTTAACATTTGGAGGCATTCCAGTATCTCCAGTATATACTTTATGGGCAATATCTTTTGCTGTATTATATGCACTTGTTGCAGTTGATTTTATTCTATCTCCTGCTTTTCTAAATGCACCTTTTACATCATCTAAAAAGCCTTCACCTTCCATATCAGAATCGCTATCACTGCTATCGCTACCGTGGCAAATATCAATTCTTAATACTCCTCCTCCATTTATTGGTATTTTTAATTTATGGTAATGTTGATAATCTAAACCTTTATGAGTCTTACTTACTGAACCCTTATGTGCATCAAATGGCTTATATGTCTTCTTAACTAGATGACCATTATCGTGAAAAACTTTATCCCCTTTCTTAGTTGTATAATTTAGATCACCTTTATGGGTTTTACTCTTTGAGCCTTTTACACCGACACCATCTTTTATAGGATGGCCATCTACAAAATGTATATATTGACCTTTTCTGCCTGGGTTCATTCCCATAAATTGTTTATCCTGTTGACTATCTTTTAAAAATCCCTGCGAATCATAATATCCATCTGGTCTAACAGCACCGCCTTTCTTTTTTGCTGGCATTATTCTTTTTAATTCTTTGTAAATTAATTTTATTTGTGATAGTCAAAAAAATAAGATTATATTTAAAAGGATATCCTTTTTTTTGACTTAATTAATTAGTCATTTTTGCACAAATAAAAATTCATTACTTGCTAAAGCAGTTAATACTGTAAATTTTCCAGCGATGAATTCAAATAATCCTGCGGCGGAATTTGAAGCAGTCCCAACACTGAAGAAAAGAATTTGCTCTGTGTCTGCAAATGAACCTTTATCATTTCCAGCAATGCCAACTGCATTTACTTTAGTATGGCCATATGCTACTGGAGAATATGGAATACTTTTTAGATTGGCAACCAAAGCATATGAAGTATTTACAGTTGTTGCAGATTGATAATCAACACTATATGTTTTGCGAGATTTATACCAAGATGCTGCATTTGGTGTTAAGTTATCTGTTTTGGTATACACAGCGAAAAAGGGACAACCCAATCCAGTTGTGGCTGATACATTATAAAAGTTAAGCATAAGGCCTTTAACATCAGCAACGGTCATACCAGCATCAGGCTGAATATACCAGTTAACTTTCTTATTTAATTCGTTTTTAAAAAACCAGCCACTATATGGTGTAACATTAGATACTACGGCTGGGATATAATCAATCATTTGTTGTGAATCTGCATAAACACTTGCTACATGATATAATGGAACGGTGATAATTAATGGCTGTTTATTTTTAAGAACTAAGATATCGGCTTCGTCTATGTCCAATCTTGCTTTAATTGCAGTATCAACTGCTTCCAAATCTGATAATTTCGCCAATTCAGTTACATCAACGGCCGCCAAATTAGAAATCTGAGTCGTGTGTAAATCTACCAATGCCTTATAATCAACTCCACTAAATTTAATAGAATCGCCTTCTAAAACAACATTTTTAGCATTGCCTACAGTTTCAAACTTTTTAGAATAAGTTCCTGTTTTATCTGCAATTAATACATTAGTTGGTGGGCTGGTAGCAGAGCATGCAGACAATACAATTTGAGTATCTCCATCAGATCCAGATGCATTTAATAATACGGTTGAGCCTTTTGCCTTAAACAAATATGAGCCTTTTGATGTTGTTGCAGATGATGGTACTGATGTCAAAATTGTAGTATTTTCCAAATTGCAACCCATTGCACTATCAACAGAAAGACTTTTGTCATAGCCCAAATAAGAGGTAAATACAACTGGTTGATTGCTTGCGGTCGACATTTATAAATGTTTAATTTGAAAAACAAAAAGATGTAATTATATTTATACAATTATACTTTTCAAAAAAAATATTAATTAAAGCCATTGCATAGGCATCGCTGTTTTGCTATGGTGGTACTAATAAATAAGATTGAGTGAAATCGGCATATATTAAATTTAGTTTATTTACAACCAATTCAACTGAGTTTGTAGCAGATGCAGAATTTGTTCCAATAACAACGGCTAAAATATTATCTGTTTGAGAATATGTCCCACGAGGATTATTTACTGTAGATGGCTCATATTGTATTTGAGTTTCATAATTAGATGGGATTAAACTTTTATTAATAATACATACACCTTGATAATTTGTGTTTGCTATAGGTGTAATAGTCTGGTCAAAAACATAAGTCATGGAAGAATGAAAGAATCCTGGTGCATAGTCATTTGAACCAGTAGGGCGAGTATATACAGTTAAGTACAAAGTGTCATCGTTACTGGTTGTAGCCCCATTAAAAAAACTAATAGAAATGCCTTTCAACTCTGCGACGGTTGTGGTTGTGGATTTTGGTGGAAAATACCAGTTGATCTTGGTTCCGCTTAAAATATTTTTAAAATACCATCCTGAATACCCATAAGCATTTCTTATTCCTAATCCATTTGCTGGGGCGATACCATCTGCATAAATTAATGGCGATGAATAAATTAATGTTGGTGTAACTTGATTCATTTTTACATTGATGCCATTAAAAGTCAAATCGGTTGCAGATAAAATACTTGAATTATTTGCTGTATTTGTTAATGTTAAAGTTTGAGAGGTTAATTGTGATTGTTCAGTTGATGAGAGTTTATTTATTACTATTGATGATGTATTTGATGTATTCCAATATTGAGGGTCTGACATTCTCATTATAGTTGAATAAATTCTAATTTGAGTATTGTTTATATCATTACCTACACTTAAATTATCAGATTGAACATATGAGGTTTCAGATGTAGCATTATTTCTTACTATTAAATTCGATTGAGTGGCATTTAATTGAATACTGTTAGAAGAAGATCTTAAAGTTATTTCATTTGAATTAAAATTTATATTTGTTAGATTAGAATCATTTTTTAAGACTGTATTTAATATTGAATTATCTTTATTTACTTCAAAATATTTTACTGGTGTATTAGCATTACTTACATTCCAAAATTGATGGCCTCCATTTCCGCTACCACTCACATTTAAAAATTTAAGAGCCTTTGATGTGTCATCTGTATAATGATAATGACCTAATGAATCTCCTGTTGTTGTTGTAGGAAAATCAGTTAATGCTGGTGACCCATTAAGATTTGATGCTAACACTCCCCTATGGGCGATATTCCCTTGATTGTCTGAAAATTGTAGTGATGTATTTTCGTATTGATAAACTATTGACATTGTCTCTGTTATATTTATATAAATATTTTTTTGATTATTTTAATTATTATGAATTTTATTTTAAACAGTTATATTACCCAAACTTGCTAAAGTAAAAGTTAAAGTATTACCACTACCAACATTATAAGGCATATTAATTTGTAAAATGGGATTTCCTATTTGAATCCATGAATAACCAGCTAAATTAACAGCACCAGTATTACTAGTAGTGGCAATTTGACCACTTGTTGTTACTGGTGGATAACTAGGAAAAGGTGCTACACTAAACTGTAAATAACATAAAGGGTCATTTGCCGCAACACCTGCAGTTATAGTTATATTGATAGGGTAATTTAAAAATATAGCCTGCCCAGTTGAAGGATAATAGGTGCTAATTTGTGAAAATCCTGAATTCAATGTTATATTGGTTGGATTTAATAAAACATAATTACTTATAGTACTTGAAATATTATATGGTAATTGATTTATAGTAGCAACTTGATTACCGTTATATTTTGTAGCAGCTGAAAAATTTATTTGTCCTGTAAAAGTTTGTGGTGTAGAAGTTGTTAATTGTGCAAAGTTAGAAGTTGATGGTTGATTAGCAATGACAAATGCGGTTGTTGCTAATGTAGTGTTATTAGTTCCTACTGGTTGTGTTGTTGCAGTTGAAGATGACCCACAATTAGTAATATTATTAGAGTTCATATTTACATTAGCAGTAAAACCAACAAAGCTCTGACCATTACCTTGTATATTATTTACTTTTAAAGGAGCACTACCGACTGAAACACCAGATCCACCAGCACTAAATACTTGACTATAAATTCCACCAACTGAACCCCATATATTTGTAGCATTCCAAGTTATTTGCATGGGACTTACTACACCATTATTATTATCATTCATTTGAAAATATATTTGAGGAGATGTATTGTTTAATGCAGTATTACGAATAGTCATAATTTGAGGGTTTAAAGTTGCACTATTTGCTATTTGACCAATAGTACCAATATTAAACTGGGGTGAAGTAACTGTTTTAGCATTGGTAATACTCATATTGTTCATATTTAAATCAGTATAACATATACTTCCTGTCGCATTTGACAAGGTTAATAAAGCATCGCCAGCATAATCTATTAAATTTAGATCATTAGCATCTGTATATACATTTTCTAAGCCATAAAGTGCTTTTCCATTCATATCAATAGGATTTAAAGACCTTGCACCTACGACACCTGTTGTAATAGTAACTGGATTTAATGTAAAACTTGCAGTAGGATTTCTAACAGTTAAACCACCTGAAGATTGAGCACTATAAAGAGTCAAATCAACACTTGGAGCGGGGTCAATATAAAGAGAAGCATTATCAGAATTAGCTGTATTTGTTATTTTTATTGGTGCTGTTGTAGCAGTTGTACTATTATTTTGTTGAAATGTATTTTGATAAGGTGCTAAAAATATATTATCTGTATTTAACTGTGCATAGTTAGCCTCAATGAATGCAGTTGTCTGAGTTGTGTCATCTCCAAAGGTTACACCACTGGCGAATTTTTGAACATATGGCGAAAGAAAAGTATTATCTGTATTTAACTGTGCATAATTAGCCTCAATAAATGCAGTAGATTGAACCGTAGAATCTGAAAAGGTTAAATCTCCTAATCCAATAATAATTCCATTATTAAAAGTTGCCGTATCGGAAAATGTTGCTGGCTTTTGTGCTGTAAATACACCAGCCACAGTAGCATCTCCCATTGTCTCAGCACCTTGAGCGGCTGGAAATTGTAAATAGTTTTGAGCCAAATATTGCTGATCGACTGGGGCATTCGGATTAGTCCAGTCATCTGGATTATACCCACCATTTGCATTTGCTGGTGGTGGTTCAGCTGACATTATTTATTTTTGACAATAATAAATATATTTATATATAATACATATTATATTTTTTGTAAAATATATTATCATGCCCCCTAAAAAATCAAAATCTGAAGGTAGTGGCTCAAAGCCAACTGGAGAACTTGTTAACTGGTATGAACATATGCCAAAGAAATTCATTCGAAAGTATCATAATCCACATTTTGATGTGCATCATATTTCTATCCCCTTCCGTTGCTGTATAATAGGTCGCAGTGGTGCAGGTAAGACACAAACATTGATGAACCTAATAAAGACCATGGCGGATACTTTTGAAAAAATATACATCATTACTAAAAATAGCGATGAGCCAATTTATAACTGGGTAAAAGATAAATTTAAAGATACAAAAGAAATTGAAGTACTCGAAGGGGTTGAAAATATTCCAGACATTGATAAATTAGATAAAGAAAAACAGTCTTTAATTGTGTTTGATGATTTAGTAAATGAAAGAAATCAGAAGCCTATGGAATCATATTTTTTAAGAGCAAGAAAGAAAAATGCGAGTATGATTTATATCAGTCAAGATTATTATTCTATTCCTAAAATGATTAGAAACAATATGACATACTTAATTATTAAACAAGTTTCAAGTATGAAAAATTTAACTATGATTGCCAGAGAATTTTCTTTAGGTTTAGATAAAAAGAAACTGACTGAGATATATCAGCATGCGACCGCAGAAGTTCCAAGTTTTTTAATGATAGATTTAGAAGGTGAGCCCAAATATAGGTTTAGAAAGAATTTTACCGAGTATTATGAAGTCCCAGAAGATGACAACAATTAATTTAATTGTATATTTTTTTCAAGTGTTTAATATAATCATAAATTATTTTTTTTATAAAAATGGCTAAAGAATTAAAAGTTGATGAAAGAATTTTGAGAGACCAGATAATCAGAAAATCTGCAGTCGATAATATGACAAACATAGCAAAGCAGAGAGAAGATTTAAAGCAAGGTATTATGCCAGTTGCACCAATTCCCAAATCTGCAACTGATATAGCAGAAGATAGGACTGTACAATCAAGTGAAGCAGTTCAAAACTTAATTGATCTTGGATTTAGTGGAAAGGATGCACAAGAGATTGCAAACACATTGACACACCAAGAAAGGGTTGCATTTAATAGGGCATACCCACAAATAAAATCCGATTTCAATTCTCGATTTAAGATTTCAAATGCAACCCCTGCATTTTTTATTGAATATTTAAAAAAATATTTAGAAGTGTTGAAGGCATCAAGTGGTGTCCCAAGCAATTTGGGATATGTGCAGGACAATGTAGTTACTACCACAAATGATTTAGTAAGTTTAGTTTTATCATCTGAAATAATTGGAATGCTTCAAAATAAATTAAGAGCATCGCTTGGTATGCCAATTGGTTCACCATTAGATGTAGTAATGGATGAGTTAGTTGCACTTTTGCCAAATACCGATTTCTTTAAATCCATGAATTTGGCTCTTGCTGATGACCCTGTATATGGGTATAAAGCAATACAAAAAACACTCGCCGTTACAAAGCCATTACCAAACCCAAAAGTATTGGATGAAATAGTGAAAGACCGCTCTTCGTCAAATTCTCAAAAAATAGCAACCATATTATCTAAAATTGGGACACTTACCCCATCACTTAAACGACAATTAAGGGCATTAACAAATGAATTGGCTATGCGATACCCACCAGCACCACCGCCCCCACCAATTGTAACACCCCCTACAGGTTCAGCAGATGTTGTCGCATTTATATCAGATGTTCAAGCATTACCAGTTGGGCTTACTGGGGTTGGTAAAGAGTTCATTTCCAAAAATTCCAAAAAATCTGTTCCATTGTGTACGGTGGATGGTGTAAAATTTTATTTATTCTTTTACGATAAAGGCGGAGATAAATATGGTGTACTTAGAATATTAAATGATGCACCATTGGACGGTGAAATTATTAAGGATAAATTAATATATACAACACTTGAACCATTTATTGTTGGAACTGTAGCCAGTGGGGCAGGTGGGATAACTGATGATTTTACAGTCCCATTTGACACATATTTAGCGAGAAGGGGTGCTATTAAAAGTGGGGCTACATTTAAAGATTATGTTAAAAGTTCTGGGGTTTCAGTTGCGGTAGATGGTAAAAGAATCGCAGGGTCTGGGATTAAAAAGAAGAAAACATCAAAATCTGCGACTTCTAATACTGGCTTAAAACCAATTAAATTGGGTAAAGGATTTGAAGATAGAAATGACCCATATAAAATATACGACGAAGAATTAAAATTAACCCCCATTAGTGTGGGAACTGTCATAACTAAAAAAACACCTAAGCCAAAATCACATACAGTATCTGAAGGGGTAGAAGGTAATGAATACGAACAGTTTGATGACAAGGCAAATAGATATATCGCATTTGGTAAATATGCTATTAATATGAGGCAATTGAAAAAAGGTGTATTACAAATTGTTTATAAAAGTTTAGCCCCCAATCCATCATTTCCATCAAAAAAAATAGGCAGTGAATTACAACAATATTTATTTGAATTACTAACAAATAAAAAATCATTACCAGCATTATATAAGCATGTTTCTGAAGAAGAAAAAAAGATGTTTGAAAAGTTAGCCATCTTTGCTGGTGTATTTGATAAACTAAATTTACCAAGAATGAATTCATTAGAGGATGAGAAAAAAGAAATGGATAGATTCAAATTATTACACGGTGAATTTATTGCAGGTAATGACAATACTGGCATCGTCAGAGAATTGCGGAATTTAATATTAAAGTTTTTAGCAGAAAATAGAATAAGTAAGGCAAAGGCATATGAATATCTTTTAGAACTCAATAATGCCTAAGCCATAAGTCATTTAACTCAGCTACATTTTTTTGCAAATCTGTGGATTTACCCCAAAGAAGAGCCATGCTTAGTAGTGCAGGGGAAGGGATTAAATTATCAATTAATGCTCGTTCTCCTTTCCCTTTAATATGTCTCGCCCAATATGCAAATCTTTTTTGCTTGTCGTGGTGATCTAAATAAGTTCCATATTTTGGGTCTTTCAATCCGAAATCTATTTTTTTTCCATCATCAAATATGGCTCTATATCTTTTACCCTTTCTTGGGCTGTCAATAATTTCTATTATTTTCATTCCAACTTAATATATAAGCCTTTTGAAAAAGGCTTTACCCAAAACTTATTATTTATTATTTTACAAAACAATATAATCTTATATATATATAATCATAAATATAATCTTTTTTGATCAGGTTTTTTTAGTTCGAAGAGAGTTTACGAAGTAAACACATCGCAGAACGGTAAAAAGCGAAATGAAAACACTAATTTTGAACAGTGCAAATATTCTCCCAAACACTAATAACTCAAACCTTGTGTATAGATTTCCAACATCTTTGGTTTTACAGGCTGGGCAGAAGTTAGCATTAACTTCTTTTTCTATGTATTATAGTACATTTAACATTACCGCAGCATATCAAAATAATGTTTTACAATATATTTGGTTTGATGGTATAACTTATACGATTACTATCCCAGATGGATTTTATGATATTGTATCTCTAAATAATTACATACATTCTGTTATGGTTACGAATTTGCATTATTGTCTGCAGGCAAGTAATGGATATTATGTATATTTTTTAACCATCACAACAAATACAACATATTATGCAGTGTCATTAAACACATTTGGCCTAAATCAAACATTAGCAACCGCAAATGGATGGACAAAGCCAGATGGTTCAACTTGGACAATTCCAACTATTACGACCCAATATATTTATCCTATGTTTTTTATTCCAAATAATGGATTTCAAGACATCGTAGGTTTATCGACTGGATATTATCCATTAGGTACTGCTGAAGCTACTATTACCGCAGGCACACAACCAAGCACGGCAAATGCACCATATGGAAAGACTTCAACTGTTTCATTCTTATCAACTTACACACCACAAGTTTCACCAGTTGCAAGTTACACAATAACATGCTCACTTATAAATAATAAATATAGCATTCCTAATAGTTTGTTATATTCTTTTGGTATTCCAGCATCTGCGACATTCGGTTCATACTTTACAATTCAACCACCGCAGATGTCATTCATTGATGTCTTAGAAGGTAACTATAATGAATTTGTTGTTCAAATATTAGACCAGAATCAGAGACCAGTTGCAATTGAAGATCCAACGATTGTAATTTTATTAAACATTTCAGACCCTTCAGAGCATGGAATTATGAAATAGGGGTCTTACCCAAGCAAAACCCATTTAATATTTTTTTTACACAATATAATTATATTAATATATAACTACTTTTTTGGTCAGGTTTTTGGAGTTTGAAAAAATCGAAGATTTTGTAAAACGGTAAAAAGCGATATGCGATTAAAAATTCATCCAATGTTACAAGGCTCAACAAGAACCACATTAAGACATCCAAGAAGGGCATATATGAATATGGATAATAATATTATCCCAGAAGTATATGGTGGTGCTGTATCAAAAGCATCTCATGGAGACTCCGTAAAAAGGGCGACCGAAAAATTAAAACATCTATCAATTAAAAAATCCAGACCAATGAAGAAATACATTTCATTTGAATAAATGACATTGCATAGTCATCGCTTTTTTAGTGCGATAATTAATTATTTTTTTTGAAAGTATCTATCTATTAATATAATAAACATTATTTTCACATCGTAAATTTTGAATAAGATAATTTGAAAATGGGCGACCACTTGATATATGAAGATGCCGTATCTACTGAACTCTACACCACCTCTGAATTCACCCAGAAACAATACTTGTATGTGAATGACAACAACAATGGGTCATATAGTTCACAAATCGTACTTGATACTACAAGTTTAAGCAACTCTGGATACTGGATTGGGTGGTCTGAGGCCTTTATTTTAATGCCATTGGTTTTACAATTTGAGGCAACTGGAACTGCAAGGGTACCATTGACCCCAAATGTAGCAACTGCAACGGCCACTTGTTTGGATTGGGTTGCTGGTATGAAAAATGGATATTGGCAAATGATTCATTCAATGACTGTTGAATTTAATAATAGAAATGTAGTACAGCAGGTACCATTTTTAAATGTATTTTGTAGTTTTAAGGCTTTGACAAGTTGGTCTGATGCCGATTTAAGAAACTGGGGAGCCATTTGTGGGTTTTACCCAGACACAGCAGATAGTTGGTTATATAATAATATTTCCAATACTACTAATAATGTTAATGCAAGAACCCAAAATATGTTGGGTTCATCAGGAACAGGGGTTTGTAATAACAGAAATTGCCCATATGTAAATGTAAATGTATTATTATCCGCTTATGGTACTTGGGCAAATGTTGCAAATTCTGGTACAGCCCCACTTGCCATCAATGTTTCAACTAAATGCACTTCTCCTAATGCAACTGTTAGACAAACATTTAATAACGGTTTACAACAAAGACAGTCTTGGATTAATTTTAACCCAGTGCCATATGGTATCGCCCCACAAGCATTGGGACAGCCATACCCAGCATTAGCAAATCCAGCATCATATACCCCAGTATACAATGCTGTTGGTGATACTGGAGAGGGCTATATTGGTGCAACCACTAATCAATTTGTAAGCACTAACCAGCAAGGGATTATGCCAGTAGCCACATATGAAACTGTATTCCAGTCATATATTACATCATATACTATAGCAGGTACCCCACTCGCAACAGGTAGATCAATTGAAATTCCAGCAGTCGTTAGATTAAAAGATGTTTGCAATTTCTTTGAGAAAATCCCACTATTAAAAGGATCTACAATGAGAATTTATTTGAATACAAATCAATCATATTTTTCCGCCGAATATATCAACGGTCAAATTGACAGTGTTGCTGGTAATGCTGGTAATGAAGGAACTGTAACAGAAGTGTCGTACTCAGCAATTAACTTGACAACTGCCCCATATATTTTGGGAGGTGGTGCCACCAATCCTATTATGTTGGCCTCAAGTGATTTGGGTCAGGGTGGATATAATATTAACCCAATAACCGCTATTGATAGTAATACTAATGCAACGGGAGGAAATCCAAGAATCGCAACCGCCATTCCAGTTAATGTTGGCATTTCTATCGCCAAAACACAATTTAATCAACTAACTCAACAATCAACAGCAATTACACAAGTAAGATTATATGCCCCAGCATTTCAAATGAATCCTTTGGCAGAAACCAGATTCCTTGAATTAACACCAACAAAGAAAATACTATATAATGATATCTTCCAATTCTATTTCCCAAATCAACAAGCAAATGCAAA